AGGTAGATTACCAACATCAATATAAAACACACGTCTTTCTGGTGCTCTTGTAATTCTGTAAATCACCATCGCATCTTCTAACATACGAAGTTGATTAATTGGTTTCATTGCTTTATGTAAATAAGACAATGTAACTTCTTTATTGCTATCAAATAAACCACTATCTGAAACCGCAATTGCCTCATCAGCAACTTTAAGTGCTTGAGTACCAGCAAGGGTTGCTGTGGTATAAACCCAATATTCCTCGACATTTTTAATAATTTCAATGCCACTTCTGTCTTTCTCTTTTATTACTTCTTTAACTTTCTTGATATCAAGAGCATCAATATATCTTAACTCTTTAATACCCTTTTTGACATTATCATTGTCAAAAATTATGTGATAGTGAATAGCACCATCAACGTACCAACGCTTAAAAATATCAGGACCAGAATTATTAAATTCTAGTTTTCTAGTAATTACATCAAATTCTTCTGTAATTGCTTTCTTAATATTATCAGATACATCTAATTTTTCTAAATGTATTTGAACTGCGTCCTTATATGGATCTAATACAATTGCTTCATTTACAACATCATCGATAGCAAGTTCTGCTTCGGGATTTTGTGAAGTTTCTCTGTATTGCCCAATCAAATCTTTCTGGTTTTTGAAAGATACGTCAAAATTGGTGGAGAAGGCGTTTATTCCTCCTCCGTTGATAACGGTGGAACCATCGTTTAAATCGGGTGGTACAAAAGAGTCTGAACCCTTATCTATCACCGAAGAACCTAATTGCTTCTCAATTTTATAACCGAATAATTCCATCGTATATCCTAACTGTTAATTAATATTATAATAATATTTATAATAGTTATTTTACTTCTTAATTTTTACCACTGTCGTCATGCGTGATAGCAAACGTTACAGTGTACTCTTGAACAGCATCAGTAGTTTCCCAACTTAAATCGATAGAACCGATTTCTGAAGGCCAACCGTAAAGATTAACTTCACTATTTGCTAATGCTCCATCAACTGTTCTGTCTAACGGAGTGACCGTTAAGAACGAATGATGATCGTCTGGGGTAGAACCATCAGAACCGAACTTATCAAATCCTTGAATCTCAGCTTGCCACGCTAATAACGCATGACGTACTGCCATATTCTCATCATTGATGATTGTAACTGTCCAGTCTTGGAACGTTCTGTCACCAGGAACCTTTAACTTACGGTTCTGGTAAGGAACTTCGATCACACCAACCGTCGTAGCTGGTAAAGAAGCTGCTTTACAAACAAACTTCTCATCTCCATCTAGACTTAATGTAACTTCGAATAGATTGGGGCGAGCATAGTTCATAGAACCAGCAGTTAGTTGTGAACTAAAATTATCGTAATTCATTTCAATTCTCCTCTATTATACCTGACCGATGACTTCAGAGAAGTCAACGCCAGTCTTAGTTGCAACAAAGTTCAAAGTAATGTAATTAATTGACTTAGCAGGTTTAATAAACATGCTAGCAACAAATTGATTCGCATCAATTACTTCACCAGTATTATTGGTTTCATCACATTGAACATAAAAGTCATACATACCTTGTTTGCCTTTAATTCCGGCAAGGTAAGGATTAACCATATTCACAAAGTTTCTACGTGTGTACTTGTTGTTAAATTCAAACAAGAAGTATTTAGCAGAAATTGCAATTGCTTTCTCGATAACGATGAATAATCTACGAACATTGATTCTGTCAAAAGCAGAAGGTTTTGTAAGTAAAGTTCTATCACCCCAAAGCACAGTGCCTTGACCTGGGAAAGAAACGATTGGGTTAATACCATTAGGTAACATGTATAATTGGTCACGTAAAGTAGTTGAAGGGTTATATGCTAACTTAACAACATTCTTAATTTGACCACGATTTAAACCAGCAGGCGACCACCATGCGTCACGAGTAGCATCAGTGTGTGCAAGTAAACCTGCAGTATCACCACTAAAACCAATCCAACGGTAAGTATCGTTATACTTGTCATATGTGTACTTGTAGTTTGCGTCTAAAGATCCGTAAGATGAAGCAACATTAAACATTACGTCTTTACGTGATGTAATAACATTAGTAACAGCATTAGATGCACCACCAACATTTACAACATCTTCTTTAGCAGGAGATAACATTGCAATACAGTCCTTACGAACTTCAGCAATAGTTTCTACCATATACTTTTGAACAGCATAAGCAACAGCTTTAGGTTCATTAGTAACACCACCAGCAAGTAGAATTGAAACATTTACATCATCAGCATTTGCTAATTCGTCCCAACCTAATTTATAATCGTCTTCACCAACACCTGTGTCAGCACCATCAGCAAATACTACTGATAACGCACCATTAGTAACATTAGCATTAACTGCTAAAATTAACTTCGATGTGTCATTAATGATTTTCTCAATGAAGATGTTATTACCATCAGCATTAATCTTTCCAGTAGCAGTAGCAACGATATGTGCTTCAGCAACAACACCATCAACTAAAACAGCAATTGCCATTTCAGAATTAGCTGCAGATGGACCAGCATCAAATGCACCAGCTTGTGCCCATGCGGCAAAACCAGCTTCATCTACAGTTTCAATGGTAATCATATTACCGTATGCTCCTGGGTAGCGTGCGTAAAAACCTTCTGTTAAAGTACCTGAATCTTTCTGTGTTTCAAAATCTTCAGCATTTTTAATTAAAACACCAGCACCAGATGCGTTAGCATTGGTAGCAGTATTATCAACTACACGAACCACTTGAAGTGAATTAGCATAACTTAAAAAAGCTGCAGAAGTTAGAAACGCTGGGTATGAATCTGCATTTGGTTTACCAAAAACACTAACTAGATTGCTCTCAGAAGCCACTAAAGTTGCATCAAAGCAAGGGCCCCATGTGAAGCGACCGACTGTAGCACCTAAACTGGTAGCAACTGCAGGGATAGACGTACTCAAATCGATTTCTTTCGTTTGAACGCCTGGACTTAATTGAAATCCCATTGTCATTCTCCTATATTAAATAAATTTATTTTTTCGAAACCTTATTATTTCGATACTATTATTTATAATTTTCAAGTTTTTAAAACACCATGTTTCCACTGTTTTGAACAGTCCAAACTTCACCACCCTCAACTAGAATTTCATCATCATTATCACCACCATCAATGAAACCAAATGGTGTTAAGTCTTCTTCAATCTCGTGTATTTTATTTGCGTATAATCTAACTCGTAATTCCATATCGGTCAATTCTTTAAATTCAGGTTGAGTTGATATCCACCCGAACATAACAAGACCCATAACCATATCATCATGACCACCACCCTCTGCAGCCCAAGACTTTCCTTTGGTAACAAACATAGATAATTCAGTGATGGTGTTCATGTCGTTAATAATTAACTTATCATGTTCAATTAAATCTTTAAGGTTAGAACAACCAATTCCCTTAACACGACTAGTCATTTTGCGACCAAGTTTATTAAGAACCCCTGATTCGTTAATAGTATTATCGTATTCTAGGTCATAGTGAAGGATATTAGCAACTTCTGCTCCTGGTCCATTTGATTCAATGATAACTGTTGCATCATTATATGCCATTGCGACTTGCATAATATAATGAGGGAATAATAATGGTGATATTTCATTAGACCTATATGTAGCAACTTGAACAAAAGGCAATTTTGATACGTCAATAACATTCATAGATGAATAATCTTGTCCACGTCCTTCTGCAACATCAACTGCAATAAAATATGCATTTCCTTCTACCGTTTCTTCATAAACCTTTAATTTATCATTTATTAAAATTGGGTCTCTCATTACTAGAGCATGTAGTTTAGCAGGAGCAATTAATGTCCCAGCAGAACCTAAGAACTCACATTCGAATTCTTGTTTAAATTGTTCTATAGAGGTATTAGCAATAGTTTCTTCTTTCCATTCTTTATCTCTACCAGGAACGTCCCAATAATTAATTTCGAATGCGTGATATGTGTTTCTTTTCTCAACGGCATCTAACCACATTTTATAAAAGTGATTCATACCATTAGGTGTAGAAACGATAATTACTTTAGAATCTGAACCAGATGAAATTGTAGGATATACTGAACGGAAGAAGTCTTCTGCCATGTTTTGCTGTACGAATGCAAACTCATCAAGGAAGATTAGGTTGAATGAATAACCACGAATTGAACTTGAAGAAGTAGAACCTGCAAGTATTCTAGAACCGTTTTCTAGTTCAATAGAACCTTTGTTCCATTCCATAACCCCTTGCTGTAACCAAATTGGCAACTTTTCATATGCCATTTGAAGACGACCTAGAAGTTCCCTTGAGGTTGCTGATTTATTAGCAAGAATTGCGATATTCTTTTGGTCGTTGAATAGAACATAGTGAAGCATAAATGCTAAACTGGTCTGAGATTTACCAGACTGACGAGGACACTTCACGATTGTGAAACGTTCATTATATAATGTATTGACTAACCTTTCTTGGAATGGATATAAGTCAAACTTCATTAATCCTTTATCAAGGTTTACAATATGAATGTAATTTTTGATAAAGTAGATAGGGTCGTCCCTACACTTTACATATTCTTTAATCTGCTCTTCAGTGTAGTCAATTTCTACGTTTTGACGTTTGAGGTTTGGGTTTCCTAGATATATCGTTTTTGCCATA